CTACAACAACAAGAAGAACAAGCTCAAGCTGTACAGCAAGAACAAGTAGGAATTCAGCATGCATTTGAAGAGGCTAAACTAAAAGAATTAATGTCTAAAGCCACAGCTAATATTGCTATGGCTCGTGAAAGACATGGAAGAGCAGAAGCTGATATAGGATTATTCGAAGAACGCTTGAGTGAAATAACACAGAATCGCGCGATGGCAACCAAAGCTAAGATGGAATCCTTAGAAAAACTTGTAGATGTAATAGCTAAGTATGGGGAAATTGAAGCAGCTCTGAAATTATCTCAAATACAAAGCTTTGACTACGAACAAGAACATAAAGAGAATGCGGAGAAGTTAGATGCTAAATCGACGGCTCTTGCAAATCAATTTATGCAGAGTATAATGGGTTCTAATCAACAAGGGCAACAATTGCAACAACAACAGCCACAAATGGCGATGAGGTAAATATGGCAGATAGTCAAAAGATGGGTTCACGTGTTCAATCAGGCGGACAACGCATTGATGATCACTCTTTCTGGGCAGGAAAAAGAGGCAAAGACTCTGTATTTCCTGATGGACCGCATAAAACAAAAGATGAAAGCTCAGCAGAAGGAGCTGGGAGTGTCATGAGATATATTGACACGACCGAAGAAATTAGAAAAGCTCAAGTGATGGCTGAGAAAAAGGTAAAAGGCCATCAAGGGAAATTACCTGAGTTTAGAAATTAATTCTAGATATAGAACCGTTGGGGTAGGCATAAGAAAACTTGCCTTTTTGGGGTTCTATATCTTTTACTTATTAGGATTTTTAATGCCAAATTACAACATAAATAGAATGCTTAGACATTTAAAGCGTTTTCACAAAAAGATTAAGCCATGAAAAGCACAAAAACAGTTCAGGGTTACAAAAATACAGCAGCGCAAAAGAATAGATCTACTCTTGAAACAGAGAAATCTAACTTTGCTGATCCTATACGTATTAAAAATCAAAACCCTAAAGATAAACCCATCGACGGGATTAAATCTCCATGGGATTTCAGATGTCCTCAGTATGATGAAAGATCAAGCAACTTTGTAAATGCTGGCACTCACTATGGTGTTGGTCATAGACAGCCAATCGGTCATAAAGGCAATCCTAAGCGTGTTGTAGATGTATTACCTCAGACTAGACACAATACTTTACAAGATGATGATTTAGGATGAAAAAAGAACGTATAACTCCTGAATGGCATGCTCCAAGGTCTCCAAAGGGATCTGGTGATTTTTATGGCCAAGGGGTAAAGAATCCGATTGGTAAAGTCATTAGGAGCTATATACAAACCGAAATGACCGCTAAGAAATTAGGTAAACCTCCTAGATCTCTTGCTTGATTTTCTACTCATTTGTATGCAAATCGAGATATAAATTATCCATCAAGTTCTTATTGGAATTCTTGATTCTGACTTCCTGGAGTTTTTCATCTACAATCGATTTTAGAATCAATTTGGCTCGCTCTTCAGGCATATCATCTGGATGGGGTTTTTCTAGTTCTTTTCTGTTGTTTATGAACTGGTTAATCGACCACGACACTTCATTGCTCTCGGTAACATTTCCCTCTTTATATTGACCCCACATCTCTCTTGGAGGCAATAACCATATCACTTGAACAATATCGGAATTAGAGGTAGCTCGAAAAAGATAAGAGTTTGTCTGTGGTTTAGGGATAGATAATCTTGGATCCCAAATCATACGTTTTGTTACCCCATCATCGTCAGTTCTCGCATGCGCGAATATATACACATAAGGAGATTTTTCTTGAATTGCTAGAGATAGTGGATTTTTTTTAATACACTCTTCAGCACCTAAAAATATGTTTATTTCCTGATCTTTCTTGAAATGAAGAAGTCTATCATGGGCTTCAAAAATGTTTACTTTCATAATTCGAATGCCTTTTTGATGTTTTTGGACATTTTTTCTACCATTTCTTTCATTTTTTTAAATTCATCTCTCATTTTATAGACATCTTCATATATTGATTCCGATTTGACAAGATTTTTTTCTCTTTCAGCAAGCTCTTTCATCTTCTTATCAATCTCTTGTTCTTTCTTTTTGAAATTTCTTATTGTTTTGTTTAATTGATCATATTTTTTAATCAATTCAGATGATATATCTGGATAGTTTTGTTTCATGAATGAGTTTAAATCATCCTTGAACGATTCTATTTCTTTTTTCTTGGAATTTCTAGAATCCTTTTCATAGTCATTTATAACTAATTTAAATTCATTTTGTAACCGTGATATCTCAGATATCTTATCTAATAATTTTCTATCAAAATCAGGATATTTATTTGTGATCCAATTATCAATTCCTTGAACCATTTGATCAAAAAATAAAAATTTGGATTCTTCTTTTATAGGGTCAAAAGGATTTTTCATTCTTGTCCTTAATCAAAATATTTAGTTTAATGACTTCAAATCCAAACGCATGCCAGCGTCAAAGGCAAAGGATATATTACATGAGCGCACAAAATCAACCACAATCAAGTCAAGAACAAGTAAATGAAGCTCCAAAAGCTACTGATAAGGAACTGAATTTCAGAGCTCTGGAGGCTAAATACCAAAGAGAATTGCAAAAAGAGAGAGAGGAAAGAGAGCGTCTATCTAGGGAACTTGAGCAAAAATCTAAAAAGTTTCAAGCACCTGAAGATGACGAAGATGATGACGATGAAGTTTATGTGGACCGTAAAAAGTTAGACAAGAAATTTAATAAATTTGGTCAAAGCACTCAATCTGAAATCCAAAAAGCTATGGAAATGGCTAAACATGCTGCCAAGGAAGAGTTAAAACAAGAGTTATGGCTTGAGCAAAACCCAGATTTTTACGATACGTTGCAACATGCTGAAAAATTCGCGCAAAAAGCTCCAAAATTAGCAGAAGCTATACTGAAAATGCCAGAAGGTTTTGAAAGGCAAAAACTCGTATACCAAAACATTAAAGAGCTAGGGATTGATAAGCCTGCACAAAAGGAATCTTCAGTTCAACAAAAAATAGATGCCAATCGAAGAGGCCCCTATTATCAACCTAGTGGAGTTGGAACCGCTCCTTACTCTTCCCAAGGAGATTTCAGCCCACAGGGTCAAAAGCAAGCATATGAAAAGCTTCAACAGCTTAAACAAATGATGAGGCTCGGATAGTCTTAAAAGGATACGGGCCATACTGAATGGCCCGTGTTTTTATGGAAGAGTATTTCCTTCTGGTGCCGGAGAATTGCTTCTAGGAGAATCTGGTTCACCTTGAGGAACAGGAGTTAATGCCTGAATTTTTGGTTTCTTTCTAAATTCTTCGATTATAAAGCTAGCTTCATATCCGACAGCTGTTAGTCTCCAAAAGAAATCAAGCACAGCCGCACATATTCTAGTAATAATGTTTGTTTTTCGGTTGAAATTTGCATCATAAAGATCCATAATTATCTTTTTTACTTCAAAAATATGACCTTTTTCTATTAATCTCTCTGGATCCTCTGTGGCAGGATAATTATCTACCAAATGATTTAGTTTTTCATGAAGTTTATATATAGAAACCGTACCTTTATATCCATCGAATCTTGTATACCTGTGACCAAAAAAAGTTATATTTTGGCGCGCTTTTTTAGCTAATTGTTCTAAATCGGATAAACAATTTAAGTTTTTAATTTCAAGTCTTACATCTTTTTTCATTCTAACTGTCATAGATACTCTCCTTGTTAAGGTACATTTTTCATGTTGTATATCTGGAAGATTGTTATCAAGCATTTTGAGAAGTATTTACTAATCAAAGATTTAGCCTATGCCGACCAAAAATAATTAACTGGTGGGCATTGACAAATAAATAGTTTATATTGATATTGAAATTTCGCCAGTCCTGCGTTATGGACATTTCGCGTAAGTAGTTTCGCAACCTACGAATAAAGATATGGTCGAGAACGGACGTAAGTTAGGCTCGTCTACCGATCATCATATCAGATAAACATCAACTACAGGTTGATATGTCTATTACAACTACTGGCAATTTAGGTCCTATGATCTTGCAGTCGCTTGCGCCTGCGATGTTATATGTTCCTACGCCTACAATGAACTACATCACCATTTGTGATAAGGTTTCAATGCCTCCTAATGGTGGAACAACAATGAGGTTTATGCGTCCAAGAGCGCTTACTCCTCCTACTGTGCAACTTGGTAACTCAGGGATAGATCCCCCAGCTCAAGTTCCACAAAGAGATATTATTGATGCCCAAATGGCATTCTTCGGTACAGGATGTATCATCAACGAACAAGTTATTCTTCAAGACCAAGAAGGCGTTTTAGCCTGGGTTTCTGAAAGACTTGCAGTTGCTATGAGACAAGCAGAAGACTTGATCTTAAGAGACTACATTGTCTCAGCAGCTAGCCAAATTAACGCTGCAGGTGGCTCAAATGGTTTCAACCCAACTAACCTTGGGATGAGCGATTTTAGCCTAGTTGCAACTACTTTGGATACCAACAATGCCTACAAATTCATGTCAGGTATTGAAGGTATGGATCGATTCGGTAAAGTGTGTGCCGAATTAAAACTTTTGGTAATTGACTTGGAGTGCCTTGCTGCATGACACAGATTGTTCTTGAAAGAATTTGGAGATGCGAAACCTGCAAACACTTAAAAAAAGAAGAAGAAGTAAGTTGCATAACAGGCGATTGGACATGTGTAAAATGTCAGTCTAATGTTAAAGGTGTGCATCATGAATTTTTTGAAATATCTAATGCAGAAGGTTAACAAGGCGGAAGGCGTAAGCTACCGTGAGAGACTAAATCCAGAAGACGTTAGTGATAACGTATGCGATAGTCCGAACTCTACGAATAAATAAAGGTAGAGAGTCATCCAGAAATGAGATGGCCGCCAACTTTGTTGGTTAATAAGTAACAGAATGACAGGCCCTGTAAGATCAGCATATTTTATGCTATCTTCAACAGAGTTACAATCTGATTTCGATACACTCGTAGGTAGTGGATTCCTAAACCAATGGAATTATCCAACTAATGCTAGTGCTTTGCCATCTGAATATGGTTCTGCATTTAACATTAGAGTTCTGACTAGTTCAGAAGCTCCAGTCGCTAGAAACGCTGTAGCAAATAGCTCGGGTACATTAAATGATTTGTACTACAACACTGTTGTAGGCAAACAGGCAGTTACGCATATCAATCAGGACGGCTATAGCATGAACCTGATTTATCGTGACCCTTATTATTCTGGTATGCTTGCACAAAACGCTACTTTGGCAGTTAAATTTGCCCAAGCACAAGCTTTAACGCAAGACACAGCTATAAGAAATTTAATGTCAACACGCTTAAGCAATTTGGGGGTGTAATATGACTGAATATTCTAGAATGGCGAAAGGTAGTTATACTGTTTCTGGTGGTACTTTAGGGGTATCTGCTCCTAGCGTAAAGGTTATTAACCTTCCTTTTAAACCAGACTTTGTACAACTTATCAACTACACACAAGCGGCAACTCCAGCGCAACATGGTATTCCATTTGCTTTTTGGGATTCTAGTGTGACTCCACTTACATTTTCTAGTGTTAATTATGACACTGTAGTGCAAGTGTTTAATGCTACTCCTGTTTTAACCACAGACATGGTTAGAGTTGGTGGTGGTATTAGTGTATTTTCTGCTGGATTGTCACAACAATTCGGTGCAGCTCAACAAGTCGTTGCATCTACTAAAGGTACAACAACATCCTTCCAGGTAACTGGACATGGTTATTCTGTAGGGGATACTGTGATCTTTAGGGGTCTATTCCAGTCTTCAACTACTGGTATGCCTCAAATGAATGGAATTCCATTTACTATCACAACCATCACAGATGCTAATAACTTTGTAGTTAACTATAACTCTAACAATGCTGCTTATACTAACTTAAGCGCATCGCCAGCTTCTGCATTCGTACAGAAAGTGTTATATCCTTTCTTGTATGTTCCAGAAGACAATGTAGTTACTGCGATCACATTAGGAAATACAACAACTATCACAACTTCGATGTATCATAACTTTGAAGTTGGACAGCAAGTTGCATTTAGAATTCCTAATGCTTGGGGTACAACTCAGTTGAATTCCTTGCCAAACGTTCTAATTCCAGGACAGCCGATTTATGGATATGTTGTATCTATTACGGACAACTGGACATTTGTGGTTAATATCAACTCTTCAGCTTACACAGCATTTACGACAAATATTGCTGTATCCGCTGTTCCTGGGTTGACTTTCCCACAAGTGGTAGCTGTAGGTGATGTAAATACTGGTGGTAATCTTATTACTAGTACTTCAGCGTTATATCCACCTCCTTCATTCCCGACTTCATCTAATCGTGTTGCTACGATTAATGGTCCGGCAATTAGAGGTGCTTTTGTGAACAACACTAGCCAAGGCTTTATCATTGGTAATGCGGCAAGCAGAACCGATACATCTAGCTGGGTAGGGGGTTCCAATGGAGATATAATGGAATGGCGTGCTTATGCGCATGACATTTCAATACCTTGATTGTTATTGTAATTTTTACTTGATAGAGATATATCTAGGGAGGGGACATTTTGTCTCCTCCCTTATAGGTTAAGAATGACGTATTTCCCAATTATACCTGGACCAGTTCCTGCATATGCAAATGTTGCTATTCAGCCACAATTCTATGAACCGTCTAGATTCGTTATTTCTGCTATTTCTAAGGGATATACAACAACCGTAACAACCTCAGTCGACCACAATTACGTAATAAACCAACAAGTTAGACTTTTGATTCCACCATCTTTTGGAATTATTGAATTAAATGAAAAAACCGCATATGTGGTTTCTATTCCCGCGGCAAATCAAGTTGTGTTAGGAATAAGTTCAATTGGATTTAATTCCTATATAGCTTCTTCAGCATCAACCCCAGCTCAAATAATTGCTATTGGAGATATTAACCAAGGTGCTATAAACAATTTTGGAATAACAAATACAGGAACATTTATTCCTGGTAGTTTTATAAATATATCGCCCCAATGAGAGGTATGGCATGTCAGAGTTAAAATCTAAGCCCAAACTAGCTTCAGGATTAGGAAATCAAGAATTAGATAAGGCAGAGCAGCAATTTAAAGAATTTGATGAGAATATCAAATCAATGACGAAAGACAGACTTGATCAGGCTCCTCAAAAAGAAGTAGAACAACAAAATAAACTTTCACAGCACGAAATTTCTAATTCAAAAGATCTATATCTAAAACCTGCACGAGCTATAGCAGCCAGAGAAAAATTTAATGAAGATTATAGGAAAGATTATGAATTTTCTAAGGAATATGTACGATTTATACCTGAAAATAAAGAAATTATTGGAGAGACGATAGAGCTTTGGACAAAGCCTTTTGCGGGAATGCCATGTGAATTCTGGCAAGTGCCTACTGGGAAACCAGTTTGGGGCCCTAGATATTTAGCGGAAAGGATCGCTGGATGCAAATATCACAGATTCGTAATGCAGCAAAACTCTCAAATGGGTAGTGACGGAATGGGTCAATATTACGGTTCAATGGTTGCAGATACAACTATTCAAAGATTAGACGCTCTTCCTGTAAGCACTCGTAAATCCATATTTATGGGAGCTGGGGTTTAATGAATTTACTTAACGACATCATAACTTACGTAAGAAGGATTATAAAAACTCCTTCTAATGCAGCTATAACAGACAACCTAATCATTGATTACATCAATAGATTCTGGTTGATGGATGTCGATGCCCGCATGCAATTGTTCGATCTAAAGACAAAGTATCAATTCCAAACCGTTCCAGGAGTCGATAAATATAACATGCCTTTATACGACCCTCAGGTACAACCAGGAAATCAAACAATAGCAAGTTTTCCGGTGTACCAAGGGTTTTTAGGGCCTGCTTACATAAATGGGGTTCAAGTAGGTTTTGAAACACAGAAGCAATATTTCTTTAATAATTACCCAAACGTTACACAAAATTTGACTACAATCGGAATAGGAGATGGAACTTCTGGCCCTTACACATTTAATATTCCGATAATCTCTAATACTGCAGTTTCCCCATTGAATCCTCCATTGAATGGGCTCATAAGAGGACATGTTGATATCACTGGAATTATTGCAACAGGCAATAATGTGGATCCTCCAATAGGTACTACGCTGAATACAAGTATTCCAGTGACAAGTGTCGATTCTGCAGTATTCTTTACCTCAATAGATGCTGAAGGAAATAGTGTTGTTATTCAAGATAGCGGTCAATTCTTATCGAATAACGTTAATTATGGCCTTCTCATGAAACCTGGAAAAGCTCCTTATGGAAATACTGCTTTGCCCAATGGATATGTTTCTTCATTCTCCATAACTAACGTGACCCAAGCATCTCAAGCTGTGATTACAGCGAACAATACATTGGTGGCTGGTCAAACAGTTATTATTAATAACGTAACCGGTATGGTCGAATTAAATGGAAACACATATACCGTAGTCTCTGCAAATGCAACGACAGTGACAATCAATGTGAATTCAACAGGGTTTACTCCTTATATTTCAGGCGGAACAATAGATAGCATCCAGAACGTTATAAATTACATAACCGGTGTTGTAACGAATGTATTCTTCCCAGCCGCAATACCTCAAGGAGCAAATATTAATTTCCAAGGGCTGTACTTCCAATCTGGCCTCCCAAGATCTATCTTATTTTACAATAATACTTTGACTTTACGGGCACCTCCCGATAGACAATATCTTGTTGAGCTAGATGCTTATTTAACTCCTGCAGCATTTTTAAATACTGGGTCAGCTATTCCTTTTGGATATATGGCTGAATATGTAGCGAGAGGAGCAGCTAGAAAGATTCTTTCGGATACAGGCGATGTAGAGCAGTTTTTGTTTTACGAGCCTTTATTTAAAGAACAAGAAAACCTTGTTCGTATACGAAGTCAAAGACAATGGACAGCAACTAGAACTCAAACGATTTATTCTACGGGCCCATGGCAAGGTATGACAAGTAATTATGGCGGTCAAGTTCAATAATAGGAGATGTAAATATGCCTTTTTTCGATTATTTCGATAATATTCCTTTCAGAACTCATAATCCTTCTGTTGACCAGCCAAATATGCAGACGAATACAAATTCAATCGATAGCATTATTGCTGTTGATCATTACAGTTTTGAAACAAATAGTGATGGTTGGCACAAACAAAGCACTTATCCTGTTCAAACAGCTCCCACTACAGTTGCTGGTCAAGTAGCTATTTATTCAAAAACAGGCGCTGTTTCTAGCGAATTATTTATGATCCGTGACGGAAATGCAGGAACTGAAGTTGCGTTGACCACATCAAAAATTGGAAATGCATCAGCTGCTACTAATGGTGCGAGCTGGCTTCCAGGGGGTATATTGATTCAATGGGGCAGAGCTACGAAATCAACTAATGGTGCTGTTACGTTTTTAAATGCTTTTCCAAATGCCGTATTTTCAGTAACCGTTTCCATTTTGGAAAATAATGACAACAGACACTTTATACAAGTTAAAACTATAGCACTAAACCAATTCACGGTAGCTTCTAGAGATGCAGGTGGAAATGATGAATCGAATACATTTTCATGGATGGCAATAGGCAACTAAATGGGAGAAAAACTTGTCGTAGGACCGATTGGAAAGGGTCTTAAAACTAACGTTCTACCTTTTAACATAGATAATGATTCTTTCCCTTTTTTGGTAAATGCTTACCAATGGAGAGCAAGGGTAAAGAGAAAAAGGGGAACCTCTCTTCTCAATAGACTAACAAGATTTTTCAATTCTTTAATTTCTTCCTATAATCCAGGTTCTACAACAATTGTGCTTAATGGTTCTGGAGCCGGAAATTTGCTTACTGGATTTACAGCTCTAGAAACAAATGCTTCTTTAGTCATGGGAAGTATAATCATAAATGATGTTACTAATGGATCTGTATATACTGACCCGGATAAAAACGGAACTCTAAGAAAAGATGGTTTAGTAGATCTTGGAAGTACCATAAACTATATAACAGGTGCATTTGTAATAGCTGGCGGAGCAGGAAACACAGTAAACGCCAATTTTTTGTATTACCCATCATTTCCTGTAATGGGTCTAGAAGATCTTATTTTAGACTCCACTCTATTTCCAGGTACAATCGCATTTGATACGAAATATGCTTACAATATTTTAACGACGGCTACTTATCCATCATATAGTGTAAGTTTTTATAAAAATCCTGTTGCTGATCCGGTAAATTTACCCGGGTATGTTCCAAAAGCAACTCCAACTCCTGTTACCTGGAATGGTCAGGATTACCAACAATTTTGGACTGTAAATTATCAAGGAGCCTTTTGGGCTACAAATGGCATAAATATTCCTTTCACAACAGCAAATATCGGCATGCAATTTACCACTGTAACGGGCGCCGCAATTGGAGCTGGTGGCCCACCTGCCATCGTTACTTTAAATACTGCGGGAAGTCCTGCTGTGATAGGAGATTTTGTTTTTATCAATGAAATCGTCGGAATGACAGGTATAAATTTTCAGACGGGTTATGTGACTGCTGTTAATCCTGGAGTTAGTATTACTGTAGAATTTCCAAATGCAACAATTGGAGGCGCTTGGGCTAGTGGTGGAATCATCCAGTATCTAACAACTCGTGTGGACACCACAAAAGACTGTATCAGATGGTATGATGGAGATCCTACAAATGGAAGTGCTACAAGTCCTGTGTTAAATGGGCATTTTGGATGGGTAAATTTCATGCCCCCTATATCGCAAAGTGCGTTTTCAATAGCAGATCTCCCTGCAAAAATTTATTACTTAGTAGGAGCTCGACTAATAGTTCCTTTCAAAGATAGATTGTTGTTCATGGGAGTTGTGGTGCAAGCTTCGTCAGGCAATCCAATTTACCTGCAAGATACAATTGTTTATAGCCAAAACGGAACTCCGTACTATACGACATCCTTCACAGATCCAAGCACTAATTATCCTTTATCTCCAACAACACCTCCTGGATATGCTTCTATTTTGTTGCCAGTAAATCAAACAGCTACTCCTTCTGCTTATTTTTCAGATATAACTGGTTTTGGAGGGTTTTTAACCGCAGGAACACAACAACCGATCATAACCTCTCAATTTAATGAGGATGTTCTAATCACAGGTTTCGGGAATAATCTTCAAGCTCGATTAGTATATAGTGGAAATGACATCGTTCCATTTAACTTTTTCGCAATAAATTCTGAATATGGCACTTCAAGTACATTTTCTTCAGTAAATACTGATCAAGGCGTGTTAACAAAGGGAAATAGAGGTTATTTGATTACGGGTCAAACAGCTTGTCAAAGAATCGACTTGGAAATTCCTGATCAAATTTTTGAGGTTAAATTAACCGATAATGGGAACGAAAGATTCACTTCGCAAAGGGATTTCATCAACGAATGGATCTATTTTACTTATCCCAGCAATGAACAACCATGGGTATTTCCTAATCAAACTTTACAATATAATTTTAGAGATAATTCTTGGGGAATTTTCAATGAGTCTTATACTACTTATGGCCAATTTAAGAAGGTAACAGGCGATACTTGGGCTACCATAGGAGATAAATATTCAACTTGGGAAGATTGGAATGATCCATGGGATGCTGGAGAATCCACACTCCTACAGCCAGAGGTAATAGCAGGAAATCAGCAAGGTTTCGTAATGCTTAGAGAAACAGGAACATCAGAAGGCACTTCTTTATATATTCAAAGCTTTTCAGGAAATACGATTACTTCTCCTAATCATAATTTAAATGAAGGGGATTACATTATCATAAGCGGATGTTTGGGAACCATAGCGCCATTTGTAAATAATCAAATATTTTCTGTGGCCAATCCAGATGCAAATACATTCAGATTGAATCCATTAATAGGTTCAGGAACATATCTTGGAGGTGGAGTAATCACTAGAATGTATGTTCCATATATTCAGACAAAACAATTCCCTTTGAATTGGTCTACAGGAAGAAAAACTAGAATTGGGGTTCAACAGTATCTCTTAAGCACAACTTCTTTAGGGCAAATACAACTTTTAATTTTCTTAAGTCAAAATGACGCTGCTGCTTATAATGAAGGTCCTATTTTACCTGATCCTAGTTCGGTCAATGATTCACTGATCTACAGCACTACTCTTTATACTTGTCCAGAAAGCACCAATTTGGGTTTAACTCCAGCAAATATCAATCTAAATACACCAACGGCTTCTGCACAGAATCAAATTTGGCATAGAATAAACACGTCCTTGTTAGGCGATACAGTGCAATTAGGATTCACCATCTCCAACGATCAAATGAGAACTTTATCGCCTACAGCTACCATTTTCCCAATTACGGGCGCCACAAAGGCAAATCCTTGTGTTCTAACATGTGCGGGTCAATTTTCAGTAGGGACTTTGATTTTGATTCAAAATGTCGTTGGAATGGTGCAATTGAACAATCATATTTATTATGTAACCGCTTCGGATGCAACGACAGTGACAATCAATGTGAATTCTACTTCTTTTGATACATACGTTTCAGGAGGAACTGCAACGGAAGTAGCTCCATTGATCCAATTTGCAGAAGTGGAATTGCATGGATTTATTTTAGATGTTTCACCATCACAATTACTAGTATGAGTAGCAATAATCTTACACAAGTTTCATATCTAAGAAGTTCTAGGGAATTTCCTGAAGATATACATCTTTTGTCGGTTCAAATCTCAAAATCCTATATTGATATAGCAAATGCTGTAAATTTAAGAACAATTGGGGTTTTCCCTAAAAATACCTTTGTTTTGACCGGGGAATCCTGGTTTTTAACATCTTCGAGGCAACAAAGTCTCAGGCAGATTTACACATTTAGCACTATAAACCCTGGAGTGCCAATTAGCATTCCTTACAGAACGGATGGGTTAACGCAATTTAGTAGAATTTACGGAACATGTATAACAGCCGTACCAGATTACAGGCCAATTCCTTTTGCCTCTGTAACTGCTAATGCCAATATAGAAATCAAAGTGGTTCCAACAAGTAACACTACAGGTAACATAGTTATCACGTCTGGAGCTGCTTCTCCTGTCATAAACTCAGGTTTGGCAATAATTGAATGGTTGTCTAATGTTTAGTAAAATAATTATCGAATTGATATTGTGAAAAAGTGAGGTTTTTATGACATCGATGCAAGGAAATATGGGAATGACGAAAATGAAAGCCCCTTCGGGATATAAAGCATTTCAACAATTTAGTCCTGAACAAATGCAATTGTTTCAGCAAATGTTTTCTCGTGTTGCCCCTGATAGTTATTTGTCTAGATTAGCTGGTGGAGATGAAGAAATATTCAATCAAGTGGAAGCTCCAGCAATGAAGCAATTTAATGCTTTACAGGGGAACTTAGCTTCCAGGTTTAGTGGAATGGGAATGGGATCTAGAAGAAGTAGTGGATTTCAAAATACTACGAATCAAGCCTCTCAAGATTTTGCGCAGCAACTACAATCACAAAGACAGCAACTACAAAGACAAGCACTAATGGATTTAATGGGGATTAGCGATAGTTTACTCGGTCAAGAACCTTATGGTTTTGTCAAAAAACAACAAAAACAAGGTAGTGGATGGGGAGGACTTGCTGGGGGTGCTTTAGGAGGCATAGGTGGATTTTTAGCCGGAGGTCCTGCTGGCGCTCTTACGGGAGCTTCTTTGGGTTATAATGTTGGCTCATCATTTTAAGTAGGTAATTATGATTCAAGTTCTAGAAGGTCGTGAAAGAAAGCCTAGTTTAGGTCAAAGACTGAGCCAAGGCGTTGGCAGAGGCCTTGAAATGGGTTCTCAATTAATGCAACAAAATGCTCAAAAACAAGCAATTTCAAATGTTTTGGGGCCTGAATTTTCTGATTTGCCTGAAGATTTCCAAAAAATTGCTCTACAACAAGGATTAAGACAAAAGAATGAATCTGAAAAATTGCAAGGGGATCTGGAGTTAGAAAAAGAGCAGTATAAAACAATATCAGATGCCTTTGGTAAAAAATTTGCTGATGTATGGAAAGCTTCTCCTGTTGGTGGAAAAACAGAATTATTGTCTAAAGCCTTAGAAGCTTCTTCACGAGGACATAATGTTAATGAACTTTTAAGCAACTTTTCAGACTCAGATGAATTCGCCGAAAAAAACGTAGAAATTCCTCAAGTTAAGATGAAAGATGGAAGCATTCCTAAAACATTCAAATGGCCGGATTTTTCAAAAAGGCCAAAAGGTTATTCTCCTAAGGAATGGAATGACGAAAGAAAGCAATGGAGAAAGGAAAATGCTCCAATTTTTGACAAGAATAGGACTCAAGTTAAGTCAATAAAAAGAGATGAATTAGGAATAAGCAAACTTTCAAAGTTAAACAATTCTAAAAAATTACCAGAAGGTTTTGAAAGATATCTAATAAATCCTGAGACAGGGGATTTTTATGGTTTAGCTCAAATTTCCGAAATGGTATCTCCAGAAGCACAAGAATGGGCAAAAGAGATTGCTAGATTCCAAAATAGAGCGAAAGATGCTTTTGGATCTAGGGTTACAAATTTTGACTTGCAATCTTATATGAAGCAATTTCCTGGGCTAATGAATACAAAAGAAGGCAGAAAAAGAATTCTGAAGATGATGACCATCAATAATAAATTGGATGGTTTATATGAAAATACACTCCAAAAAGTATATCAAAAGTATGGTTTAGCTGGAATTCCTCAAGAAAAAGCGGATGAAATTGCAAGAGGTTTAATTGGTAAGGAAACAGAAAAATTAGAAAACGATTTTACAAAATTAGATGAAGAAAACATAGAATCTGAGCCTGAACATCTTTCAGGAAGAATTGTAGATGTAGTTGGTCCAGATGGTCAAATTTATGAAGTAGATGAAAGTGAAATTCAACAACTTCCTGAAGGGTATAGAATTATATGACTCTTCCATCTAGCTTGAGATTAAAGCCTGCTCAAAGCATTAATTCAGAACTACCAAAAAGTTTGAAATTAAAATCTCAACCTAATCGTTCTGAAGAAAAAGAATTTTCTAGTCTTGAGGAAGATGAAAGAGAAATCGAAAGAGCTCAAGCGCAGATTACTTCTAGAATGTTAGAAGCTGTTGCAGGCGCTCCAGGCGATATTGCTTCAGTAGTCAGTGGATTATTTGGAAAAGAACAAAACGTTTTACCCACATCACAAAAATTAAGAAATCTTAGTGAAAAGGCATCCTTAGGATACACAAAACCTAAAACAGAATTTGAAGAATCTATAGGAGAAATAGCTTCTGATGTAGCTTCAATGGCAATTCCAGGATCAGGGCATTATAGTTTTGCAAGAAATATTGGAATTCCAGTTGTAGGAAGTTTGATAAAAGAAGGAATAAAGTATAAAAATGGTTCTGAAAAGTCTCAAGCATACGGGAAAATAGGGTCTATGATTGCTTTAGACTTGATTTCTAGAAGATCAGGTGGTTCGAAAAAATTTGTGGAGTCTTTATTTAAGAAAGCCGATGAATCTTTGCCTAAAGGAGTTTCTGTACCTGCATCTAGTTTGGAAGCCGCCTTAAACAATTTAGAACACAACTTATCTGCAGGTGGCGCTAGATCTACTACAAAAAAATCTTTGGAAAAGATAAGTGAAATACGAAATGAGATTAAAAATGGAAAAGTAGACGTTAAGCGTTTAGCAGCTTATAGGCCATCTATAAACGAAGCAATTGAAGAGTTAGGTGGGTTCCAATTGGAAGTTCCAAAAAAATTGAAACCTCAGGCTATTAGGAACCTAAATCAAGTTAAATCGGAAGTAATTAAGACATTAGACCAATATGGAGAAAAATTTAATCCAGAGTTTCTAAAATTTAATAGGTCCGCAAATGAAGCTTACGCAGCTATGCAAAAAAGCAATTTGATTGCCAATTTTGTTAAGGATAAAATTCCGTATAGCCCTCAAAGCAAAGCAGTACAGGCGCTTTTTTCTTATGCTCCTATGGTAGCTGTGGGATCTTTAGGGTCTTTAAGTCCACTATCTGCCGCTGCTGCCACAGGAGGAATTGGAATTTATCAAGGGATAAAAATATTAAATAGGGTTATGAATAGCCCTACACTTAGGAAGTATTATTTAAATGTTCTTAAAGACGCATCTGCAGGAAATGTTTCTTCTACGACTAAGAATTTAAAAGCCTTAGATAAGGCTATCCTGCCCAAGGATGATCTTCTTGAATAGGAAACAAAATAACTGAAACGAAAAATATAATGGCTGAAACAATTAAAAACTGAAGCATTTTCTAGTCAGTTATTAATTTTACCACTATTGCAAAAAATAAACCTATAAATATTTTCTCTATCATTTGTCCCTCCTAACAATCATTCGTCAATAAAAAATAACAATCCAATGCTTCCAAAAAACCCTATAAAAAATCCTGATATCATTACTTTCTTCCTTCTTTCAATAAATCGATAAACATTTCATATAATTTATCAGTCCTAGAGCTTTGCACTTTCATGTCATTTGAGAGGTCTCTATGAATATAGTAAGCAGAAGCCAATACTGTTACTATGATTGAAATTGTTTGTATCCATGTTTCATTCATTTTTTCACTCCTATAATCATTCATCTATAACAAGCATCATTAAAATAGCAGCTAATATGCCTGAGAAAATTCCTGAAATCATTGTTTTTTATTTCTTTCTTCTATAGCACACAATCTTCCATGAAAATCTTTCATCTCATTGTGAATAGCAATGATTTGATTTTGAATTCCTTTCAAAATATCATTAGTTTCTTTTCTATATTCATCCAACTTCTTATCTGTATGTATGTATAGAGCGATTACTGTTCCCAAATTTGTAGCTATAACTGCAAAAACAGTTAATATCTGTTCCCATCCCATCATTTCTCCTTTCTTTCGTAATCTTTCTGAAGCTCAAAACAAATAAGTCTCTCTATTTCAGATTCTTTTATCCTGTATGGGCTTCTAGATCCATCTGATAGTCTAAACGCTAGTATTTTACCTTCTTTTATCAATCTAATCACGGTTTTTCGCGTGGAATTTATGCGTAGAGCAAATTGATCAACGGTCAAAATCTCATCTTTCATGATCATAGAATACCACAGAAACTTAGAAAAGTTCAACATTTATCACGCTTATAAAATTTCCTTTGTGAAATTTAAAATTTTAATTTAATGTGAAATTTAATTTTAACAGGAGTTCATATGCCTCTAGCTTACGGAATAGGCGGATTAGTTTCAGTACCACAAGCAGCAGTCTCTGGAAATGGTCCCCCACCAGCATCTTTTATAGGACAATTGGGACAACAATATTTCGATACCTCGACTTCACCTCCTAATGGATATGTTTATAATGGATCGAGTTGGGCAGTAGCTGGAGCAGATCCCGCAACTACTACAACTTATGGAACTGTAATTTTAACGGATAACAACCAGCCAGTTGCCACAAAATTCTATGCTGACAATTTAGCTATTGCAGGCGCTCCTGATGCTACGACAGTAGTAAAAGGTATTGGGTTCTTAGCAACGAATGCTCAGGCAATTGCAGGACTTGTAAGCACAAACACATTCATAATTCCTTCGAACTTACCAGCTGTGTTTTCTTCTCCTCCGTCAATTGGTAATACAGTTGCTGGTTCTGGTGCCTTTACAACACTTTCTTCAAGTGGATTGTATACTGGAAGTGCTAGTGCGACAATTAACACAGCAGGAACTGCTCTTAATTTAGGAACTGATAACTCACCAGATGCCGTTAGCCTCGCTACCGGAACTTCTGCTAGAACAGTTCATATTGCTGATTCTGCAGCGGGACATCTTGTGAATATTGGATCTACAACTGGTGCTGCAGCAATGACTTTAAAGGTAGGAACCGGAAACTTTAGCTTAGATGGTGCGACAGCATCTACTTATGCAGTTGGTGCTTCTACCACAACAGGAACTATTACAATTGGTGGTACAGCTCAAACTGGAACAATCACTTTAGGAAGTTCTTCTGGAACGAACATTGTTGCAATTGGTGCTGGAGCAGGAACCACGACTGTTAACGTTGCTAACGGAACAGCTGGCGGAAATACAGTATCGATAAATAACGGTGCTAATGCTGCTGCCAACGTAACTAACATCAATGCCGGAGCTTCTGGAGCAAATTCCACAGTTAATATCCTTTCTGGAAATGGTACTGCAGGAACACAAACATTAAACGTATTGACTGGTACTAGAGCAGGGGCATTAAATTTAGCAACTGGTGCTGCAGCTCATGTAACAACAATTGGTTCTGTAACTGGTGCAGCTTCCATATCTATGCTTGTAGGTACTGGTAACTTCAGTTTGGATGGTGCGGCTACTTCTGCATATACATTCGCTCCTTCAACTACTTCCGGAACTATCAATTTCGGTGGTACGGGTGCTAATACAGGATTAATGACAATTGCAGGAGGAACTGGCGCTCAAACTATCAACGTAGCTAATTCTACAGGTGGCAAGACCGTAAATATCGCTACAGGTGCTGGAGCTAACATACTAACAATAGGTTCTACCAACACAACATCTGCAACTACAATTCAATCTGGTTCTGGTGGTTTAACATTTACTGCAACGAATGCTGCATTCACTTTGAATTCCGGAACAGGAACTATCGGAATTTCTACAGATGCAGCTGCGACTACAGTTAACTTAGCAACAGGTGCCGGAGCAAAAACAGCGACATTTGGATCAACTAACACAACATCTGCTACAACTGTTCAGTCTGGTAGCGGAGCATTAAACATAACTTCTACCAACGGTGCTTTGACTATCAATTCAGGAACCGGAACTGTAGGGGTTTCAACTGATGCAACAAATAACACAGTGAACTTAGGTACTGGTGCTGGAGTTAAAGTAGTAACTTTAGGATCTACTAACACAACTTCATCCACAACCGTGCAAAGCGGATCTGGAACTTTAGCAATTACAGCTACTAACGGTGCAATTACTGCAAATTCTGGAACAGGAACTGTTTCTGTAAGTAGTGATGCAACGAACAATACTGTAAATCTAGGTACTGGTGCTGGTGTGAAGGCCGTAACACTTGGATCGACCAATACTACCTCTGCTACTACTGTTCAATCCGGTTCGGGAGCATTGAATGTAACCGCCACAAACGGTGCATTAACAATCAACTCTGGAACAGGCGCCTTGGGTATCTCAACAGATGCTTCTGCTACAACTATTAGCATTGGTACTGGAGCAGCAGTTGTTAAAACAATTTCTATCGGTGGTACTGGCGCTAACGTAATCGCAATTGGTAATACACAAACTGCTGGTAGTGTGACTATCGGTGACGCAATGACAACTGGAACAATCACTATTGGTGGTTCTGGCTTACAAACTGGAACAATCACTATTGGTGGTGGTACGGGTGCTCAAACCGTTAACTTAGCAACTGGTGGAACTGGAGTTAAAACAGTTCACATTGCTGATGGAGCTGTTGCAAACGTAGTCACTCTTGGTTCTACAACAGGAGCTGCAAGTTTAACTCTACAAGCAGGGACAGGTGCTACAGGTCTTAAATTAAATGCTGCTGGTAACGTTCAAATGGTGCCAGCTACAAGCTCAACTGCTAGCCCAACTGCTTCAGTAACCATGAATAATCGTGCAGGGGTTGCAACCTTTACTGGATTTACAACTGCTGCTGCAGGAACACAAGCCTTCACTGTTACCAATAGTACAGTGTTGACAACTTCAGGAATTATTTGTACTGTATCAAACTTGAATGCATCTACAAATAATGCTCAGATGTCATTAGTAGGAGTAACACAAGCAGCAGGTTCGTTCATCGTTAATACTAAGAACAATGGATCTGGAGCTTTAGGTGCTGGTGATAACGTATTAATTACATTCTGGGTGATAAGTTAAAGGAATTATTAATATGATAAAAAACATCTCCAGAATGGAGTGTGTAATAGGAGAAAGAACATATCACTTTTTATGTGACTGTGATTCTCCTATCACTGAAGCAAAAGATTGCTTGAACGTGTTTATAAAACATCTAGAACAGGTTGAAGAAGCAGTTTTAAAGGCAGCTGAACTAAAAGCTTCTGAAGAAAAAAATTGTTCTGAAGTGGTAGAGGAAAATAAACCCGAATAAGGAGCTATATGGGTTATACGCAAAGAATAGCCTGGGAAACTCTCAGAAGCATAGATTCTGCTACTTTCACTGGAAGTTATCAGAATTTAGGGACTCCTTTAGCTCATGCTGGCTATATTGTTAAACTTGTTAATAATTCAACAGTTTTAGTGACCATCTCCACAGATGGTATAAACGACATGGATGTAGCACCAGCGGGTTCATTCTGGCTTTATGATGAAGGTAAAGTAGGACAAGTTAGCGCGATGCCGGCATTGCCACAAGGAACTCAAATACAAGTAAAAGGTAGCGCAGGAACTGGTAGTGTGTATTTAGTTGTTCAATATCTGGTGGTAAGTTAATGAGCCAAGCAGGAATAGTTTCTTCAACTTCGGGTCCAGTTCCACCAACAGTTCCTACATCATTTGTTACAGACTCTGGAACAGCGGTTCCAGCAGCCAATGTTTTAAATGTTGTAACCCCAGGTGGTGGTACACAGGGTATAATGACATCCGGCGCTGGTAGCACAATTACAATTACGGTAAATCCCAAAGAAGTAAGCGGTGCGGTAACAACTACAGGAGCAGTAAATGCCACTTTGATTTCTTTTCCTTTAGGCGCAACTCCAGGCGTATATACTTTTGATGTCACCGTTGCAGGTTTTGCTAAAACAGGTATTGGATCACCATTAGGTTGTGGTTTTACGATTGTAGGTTCAGTTAGAACAGATGGAGCTACTGCTACTTTAATACCCAATCAACAAATTGACCATTTCGAAGAAGCAGGATTGGATACAGTGCCCACTGTAGATGCTGCAATAATAGTTAGTGCAAATAATGCTATAGTACAAGTTACTGGTAAATCGGATGGAGCAGCCGGTTTTGTTATAGATTGGACAGGATTTTTAGTTTATACATTCGCATCATAGGTAAATTATGCCAGGTTTTGATAGTGATCCTCCATCGCAAGGTGGATCAGGAGGAGGTACACTTTATGCAACAAATGTGGATTTCACTGGGAGTTCTTTAGTTTCTGGTACTCCACAAATGGTTTCTAATGGTCAGTTGCTAATTGGTTCTGCCTCAACTCCAAGAATTCGCGTTGGTACATTAACCTCTCCGTTAGGAACAATTTCCATTGGATATTCTGCTCCAAATATAACCCTAGATCTTGCTGGTGGTTCAGTAGCTGTTGAGCAAGTAACATTAGATGGAGCACAAACTATTGTTCCTTCTGGCTCTCCTGAAAATATCACCGCTACCGGAAATACTGTTGCTAATGCCACACACTCCAAATCTGTATTCACAAATAAAAATGGCGCAAGTAGCTTTTCAATTGATGTTCAAGTAGCTTCAGCTCTTGCAGCAACAGATATCACAAAGACTGGACTAGCAAATTTCAATTCAACGCAGTTTACGGTCGATGCAAACGGTTTTGTATCTACTAGCGGTACAGGGATAGGCAACACAATAACTGGTGACTCCGGAGGCGCTTTAAGCCCTACAGCTGGGAATTGGAATATTTTAGGAAGATCTGGAAGCAAAACTTCTGGATCTGGATCAACTCTTACTGTTAAAAGTCCTCCATTTTCACAAGTTGGAGCGAGTGCAACTAGCGTTTTAAATAGTGGTGAATTTGTAACGGCTGCAGTAACCAGGACTTTACCGGCTACAGGTGGCGTAACAGATGGAGATCTTGTAATATACTATTGTACCACCGCCGGAGCTCTTGTAGTTACTGGAAATACAGGGCAAACAATACGTATAGGATCTGCCGTAAGTTCATCCGCTGGAACAGCGACTAGTACCGCTATTGGAGATTCTTTGACTCTTAGATTCGATGCTACAGCAGTATCTTGGAGAGCCGTGTCTGTTGTGGGAAACTGGACTCTTGCGTAAAAATTAGGAGAATAAAAAATGCCAGCAGGAAATGCAGTCAATGCTACATCAACAGGCATACAAACGTTCACGGGTACTGCTTTTACTGGATCTACTGTTACCCAACATGGGGTATTAGTTGGAGGGGCTGCCAATGCAGTTGCTTCGACATCTGTAGGATCCACAGGACAAGTTTTACAAGCAAATACTGGAGCAGACCCTACTTATTCAACATCTACTTTTCCGTCCACTGCTACAAGCACTGGAACTCTTTTGAGAGCAGACGGAACAAACTGGGTTGCTACTACTTCTACTTATCCCAACACTAATGCTGTAAGTACTCTTCTTTATGCTTCTTCTGCTAACGTGATGGCTGCCCTAGCTACAGCCAATAGCGGTGTTCTAACAACAAGTTCTTCTGGTGTGCCATCAATTGATACTACTAATTTTAGTGTGTTGACTACTGGCGTTCAGATGAAAGGGAACAATACCAATACAGCACCTCCAGCTGGATTCATTGGTCAAACAATATCATCTGCTGCTACAAGTGTCGCAACTACTTCTGGAGCTGCAAAAACAATAGCTAGTATTACGTTAACCGCAGGAATTTGGGATGTAACAGCTATAGCGACCTCATTGCCAGCGGGCGGAACAGTAGTAATGCAACAACAGGTAGTGAGTATTTCTACTACAGACAATACAGTTGAAGGAAATTTTGGAGATCAAAAAACTATAATTAATCAACTTACGTTAGGCGCTGCATCTGGATGTGTTCCAGCATTTAGAGTTACTTTATCTGGCAGCACAACTTATTATTGTGTAGTGAATAATACTTATTCATCTACAACTTGTCCAACAAACGCAAGAATATCAGGAACAAGGGTAGGATAATGGCATTAAATAATGCAGTAAATGCTCAAACGCAAGGTTTTCAATCTTTAAATACCTCAACAGGTGTTTGGAACGGAAGAACTTTAACTCCAGGCACAGGAATAAGTATTACCAATCAAGATGGAACTGGTGGGAATCCAACCATATCAGCTACAAGTTCTCCTCCCGATACAGCTTTTGGCACCTATACCTTAGTTGAAGATTTTGGCTGCTTAGATTCAACACAAATGGGAGACACTAACTGGTTAATTAATAATACAGATATTTTTATAAGTGGAGAAGCTAACCATCCAGGAATTATTAGATTATCAAATTCTACTGGAGGAAATACAGTAACAAAAAATGGGGCTTCTACGTCTATTCTGCTTCTGGGATCCGGACAAGTGACGGTAGAAATGATAGTTAGAGTTTCTACTTTAGGAACCGGAAATATATGGATTGGATTAGCAGATAATGCAGTTAGTTCTGTTGCTGAACCTGTTAATGGAGTGTATTTCAATTATGCTAGCGGAACGAATTCTGGGAAATGGGTTGGTAAAACATCTTCCGCATCTTCTAGAAGTTCTGCTAATTCAAATAACACTGTGGTGTTGAATCAATGGGATAGACTAAAAATAGTCGTAAATTCAGCAGGAACAAGCGTTAGTTTTTTTGTAAATGGGACCGAAATAACCAATAGCCCTCTATCTACCAATATACCTTCTGCTGCTATTGGTCTTACCTTTGTAACACAGAACTTGAACACAAAAGTTGATGTAGATATAGTTACTCTGAAATATGTTTTAGCAGTTTCCAGATAGTTGTTAACCACCTATCCCACATTTCTTATCGCAAATCAATTTATACTGAACAAATAACAGTCCATCTATATATCCCTGCCAATAATATTTTTCTTCTTCTTTTGCGGTTCTCAAGAAGAATTCGGAATGTAATTTTTCACCCTGAATGAAATCATAGAGAGGCAATCCAAATAGGGGTTCATACTTTATATAGAAGTCAGCAATATCATTGCAGAAAATGTGTAGATGGATACATAATAGTATCGTAAAAAGGATTTTCATAGGGTTATAAATCGAGTCTCAAGGAACCAATTAAAGGAGTATTGACCTTTTTTAAACATTCAAAAATTCCTTAAGACTCGAAAAGTTATTTCTTTTTTTTCTTCACAATTTTAAGCTTTTCAAGTTTTTTGTCATGCTTTTTATCCATTTTAAGAAGCTCTTTGGTTTCCTTAACCGCAGCTTTCTCTTTGGAAATTACTTTTTTTATTTTCTTGTCCATTTCTGGCTCCTGTGTGGGTTCAATTGTTTCTTTTTCTGCTTGATTGACATAAAAAGTCATCACAACGAAAAATATAATTAGCAATATGGGCAATGTTACGTAGAGTATCTCTTTCATTTTTTCTTCTTAGGTACCTTTGCGCCTGCTTTTCTAGCTTCGGATAAAGCAATTGCTATGCCTTGTTTAGGATTGGTAACCACAGGTCCTTTTTTTGACCCGCTATGCAGCTTGTGTTCTTTGAACTCATGCATTACTTTTTTTATTTTCTTTTTAGCTTTAGGTGATTCTTTCATACATATTCCTTTAGTTTTGTTAATGGGATAGTTATGTCAGGAGAAACATTTGGAGAAGCATCCTGATTTTCGTCGACAACATCTTCAGCCTTTCCATTCGTGGAAATGTTCTGAAAAGAAATTGTACAACTCAAGAAAATAGTAGAAAAAATAGCTATCAATAAAGCGGAAATGAGAGCAGAAACAATAATATATTTTTGAATTTTTTCCTCCTCATCCATCGATGAGTTCCTCATATTCTTTTTTATGCTTCCTATAATTTTGAACTCTCAGCCAAAAATCAGGAAATTGATTTATGATTTTGTTCAAGCTAGGAGAATGCTTTTCAGCAAATAGGCTCAAAATAAAAGCTGTTTCCAATTTTATTTCGTTGAATACTTCGTCAGGCAAACCCTTTTCCGAAGATTCAATCCACTCTGCAACTAGAAAAAGATCACTAGATATGTCTAAGATCTCTTTCACATTTACAGCATCTAATATTTTCATTGCTTCTTTTTGCAAATTTTCTATTTCTGACATATAAATATTTTTTTACTTTGTTTGTATATATTTTGTCGACTAGAACCTTTTTCCCATCCTGGAATAAGTCCAGAAAGCTGCTTGTTATTGCGTGAAAACCACTTTTTATCTATTACAATTAATTTTTCATCAGGGAAATATTTAGCAAATCTTTTGTGTTTTGTTATACTTTTTGCATCGTAATATCCTTTTACCTCATGCCAAACCCAAGTCCCATCTAGATCAAATACTTGAAAATCCGGCTTGTAGCTTACGCATCCGCGTTTTATTCCATCGAACCAGAATGTTTTCGGTTCGTGTTCCCAGTCTAAGATCTTTTTGTGTTGTTTTAGAAATTCAAGATATCGCGCATAATTGGCCTCCCAACAGCTTCGAAAGAAGCATTTCTTTCCGCCTATTTCACGCCAGTCTTGAGAAGTCATTTCTTCCTCAACTTCTCTAATTGACGTTCTTTGTATTCAGCTACTTTGTCGGGATTTCTTTTCTGCCATCTCTTTACGATTAGTATATGGCATTCTTTACAGGGGGAAGATTTTCCCTTGTAGAAGTATTTTATATGCCTTTCTCTTTTACATTGGCAGCAAAAATTGTGGTCGTGTTGTATGTTTTCTTGCATCCATGTGAGTTTAAGGAAAAGTAAAAAAAGGTCAATATTTACTTTTTTTCTTGATCTTTTGATTTCTCAATGGAACATCGTATCTCACTCAACTCCCATAGTATTGAAATAAGAAGATATATTATGAAAAATGTACATAACAAGTAAAGTAATTGCATTACTGGTCTTTAGCCAGTTCTGAAGGTAATATTTTCTTCATTAAGAGTACTGTTTTGATTATGGCCATATCTTTTTCCATATTTGCAAATCGAATTTCCATTTCCTTATCAACAATTGCAAATTTTGCGTCAATGTCATTAAATTTTCCATTCATCCATATCAAAGATCCACAAACCGTAGATAAAATGGTGCATATGATTGCTATTGTTTGTCCGTATTTTCCAAGGTAATTCGTTTCGTTTTCTTGTTTCATAACTCTCCTATTAAGACCATTTTGGCGATATCACCAAAATGGTCTGTAATGTATTTATATATTATTTTTCTATGCAGAAGGACAATATCTCTGCCTTCCTATTTAATTGACTTTTCAATTGCTCAAGCTCGGCTCTAAAAATCAATAGCTCCGTGTCTACTTTTGATTTTAATTCGGATTGCATTGCAAATAGCTTTTTCCTTGTTTTATGCACAGTTTCCCTATCTTCTAAAACCATTTTTCTTAAAAAATTGTATTCATCCAAATTTTCAAAAAAATCTAGCTGAGTTGCTATTGACATATGTTATCCTCATTTATGACATATTATTTAAGCATTTATAGATAACCTCCAGCTTTCAATAGGAGGTCCTCTATGCGCTTCCAAATCTAATTTTTTCACTTCTGGGATCTTGGAATAGGGAATATTTCCTTTTCTATATACTTTAGTTAAAGTACACCCATTCCCTTTCGCATTTTTATCTCCCGCAATGGCAATGAGTTGTTTCCTAACAATCTCCTTTCTTTCTTCCAGATCGCTAAGCCTCTTCCATTCTTCAGTCAATTCCTTCCACTCATTTGATTCACAATAAACATAGTCTTTATCTGTGAGTGGGGGAGCTTCTTCTTTGGTAACGTACTCCCAAAAAATCCTCTCTTTCTCAATCAAATTCCTGATGTAGTTTTCGTCTCTTTTAACTTCTACAACGGCGCTTGACGTAGCAGTATAACTAAAAAAGTAAATACCATCAAGACCTAAAACAGAAATTTGATGCTGTAATTGAGGCATATGATGATCAGGGACTTTTCCATCCAGAGCCATTTGATGATAGGTCATATCTGAAGGGCACTTTATCTCCACAGCTATCTTTTCATCCATATCTAAACCATCTAGACTAGACATCATAAAGTCAACTGTCCGGGATTTCCGGACAACTGGAAAGACAGAGATTCCCATGAGATTCTCAAATGCTCGTCTAGCAGGCTCTTCGTTATCGATACCATTCTGCATAGCAGAAGTTATCCTCCTAGGTGAAGATAGCCCCAATTTCTCTAGATAAAGTTGATAGGGAGTGGCATATCTATAATCACCCATACAGGTGATAGCATCGCTACCACCTATATGTTTTTGTCTAAACTCGTGCCACTCAGGACTTCTTTGTCTTAAGTTAGGCTGTTGCATGTTGTAACTCCTGAACTGGGGAAGACTTTTGGTTTTCCTCAGATTTAGTTTTCAAGATTCTCTCAACCCTTTCGTAGTCTTTAGAATTCAATAAAGCTACTGAGGTTATATTTAGAGTCTTCAACATCCATTCGTTGAACTTCTCCTGGTTTTCAGAGCTACAACCATCAAAATAATCACGAAGCGTCAAATACTGTTCTTCTGATATCTTTGCATCAACTTCTTCAAATTGGGCATATTCCATAGATTCAGGCTTAACAACTTCTTGTTTTAAGGGAATTTGCTTGCTTTCAGAGATCTCTTTGAGCTCGTCCATGGTATAACCAGCTCCTTTGATGACGTCTGGAAACAATTGACGGGCTAAAATTGACATAGCCCTATTGTACAACATGATCGAAGGATACTTTTCATAAGACGGATTCTTCAAAAGACCTGCTCGTCTAGCATCTTCTATCCCGAATGAAACCCTCCATGTATCACCATTGTCGGCTCTTTTTCCTTTGAGGATGCAAACTTTATCATTCGATCGTTCATCCTGCACAACGCTATGGCCTTTCATTCTAATTAAAGCAGCCATACTCTCCGCAGACATTCCAACTTTGCCGCTTACGATATATAAGCCGCCATTTAAAGCTTCTAATGGGTGCATTCCTATAGATTTTGCTTTCTGAATAACTGCAAAAACTCCTTCTTCACCCATTCTTTGATAGTGTTTTGTTTTCATCAGTGTAGAACACATCTTTTGCATGGTCTCTACATCCTGCAAAATCAGATCGAAATTTTGTTCTTCTCTTAATACTACTGTCATAAACTTATCCTTTTCTTGTTATAGTAATTTTTTTAGATTCTATAGGGTATCCATAAAACATGTACTCTAAATTTTTTATGGCCATATTCACTGAGTACTCATTTACCTTCTCTGACCCGTAAAGAGCTTCTTTTATAGTGATCAAATGTCTTTCTACAGAATCTCTAACCTCTTTTTTTGACCGCTCCATCATTTGATATGCATTATTCAATGTTTCTGTTTTTACTACGGTAACGCCAGTTTTTGGACAGTTACCCTTAATAGGAGATCCTACGTAATCTGATAAACATCTTATGGACTCCCATAGCTTTCCCTCGTCGATATAACCGCCTTCTTCGAATAGAACATTCTTTAAATTTTTAACGGCAATCTCAGGATCTTTCACTTCTTCATCAAGAGATTCTGAGTAATTGTTATCGAAGTCTGATGGGTCTAAGTTATCCCATTGAGATTGAAAGTGTTGTAATGAAGCCATATATTTCCTTTTTTGTGTGTGTAAACAATTGTCTTTACGTTACCGTTTAACTTTCGTTATGTCTTTAACATAACAGAACTGCATATTTAAATACAATCGTTTTTTTTCCTTTTTTCAAAATTGCCACTTCATGCATAATATCGCAACGTAGGTATAACGATGCAAATTACAAAAAAGATAACAACCCTTAAAGACTATTTATACTTTAACCAAATTACATATCAAGCATTTGCTCAGAAATGTGGAATGAATGCTTCCATGATTGGAAATTTCTGCAATGGAAAAACTATTCCAAAACACAAGACTGCAGAAATTCTTGAAGAAGCTACAAATGGAGTAATTTCAGCAGAATCCTTAGTAAGGTTTAGCTTTGAAAAAAAAATGTCTATTTGGTTAGAAAAAAGAAAAAAGAAATCGAGTAGTTAAAAAAAGTGCCCTCCTTTCAGAGGGCACCCATATTGAATCCACACAAAAGGACAATATTGCTTATGACGACAGAGAGCATAGCATTGAAGTCCAGAAAGTTGGAAGGAAAATTTGAATTTCGTTGAAAATAATGACTTATATGTTTACTTTAGACTGAAACTTTGAAAAAGTAAGGGCCCGGTTAAGAAACCGAGCCCTCTGATAGAAAACCAACTTGCGAAAAAAGTTGTGGTAACCATAAATGAAAGCTTGACCTCAAAACAATCTTTCATTTTTATGCCAAAGTTTTGTTATCTTCATAACATAACAAAATTGTGACCATAATATAAATCCCTTGTTGATTTTCTTGCAACAGAAAAAATAAAAAGGGAGAAAAATTATGGATCAATCTTCATCTTTAGAAACCCTCGTCGTAAATTTCTCTCTAGCTGTGAAGTATGGATTGGATGAATCAATTATTATCCAATTTCTATTGAACATGATTTCACAACACAAGCGAATGAATAGAAATTGCTATCAAGACCGTACATGGAATTACTGCAGTCGAAGAGAGCTTGCCATGCAATTTGCATTTTGGAGTGAAAAAGAAGTCCGAACTAGGCTAGATAATCTAGTAAAAAAAGGAATATTAATAAAAAGGACAGAAGGGGCTCATTCATGGAACAAGAAGAATTTTTATGCTTTCGCAAATGAAGAAGAATTTGGGTTTTCAAAAAATTCTTACGTCGGACCAAACGGGCCAATCGAGCGGCCCAAACGGGCCAATCTTACATTATCTAACACATTATCTTACTCAGATATTGATAAGGACAATATACGACCATTGAAAAAGATATTGCCCTTATCGACAGAGGGTAAGCAAAAAGATAATGTTTCTCCGGCTAAGCGTTGGAGGTTGACTCCAGATCAGGAAATAATCTACGAATGGCTCAAGGATCAAAATATAAACAGTGAGGATAGAATCCTATGTTTGTGGTCAAAAACCTACAGCGTAGATCGTTTGTTTGAGGTAATCGAATATGCTAAGAAAAAGTGCAAAACGAATTTGGGTGGTTATATCAACAGAATGTTGTACAAAGGCGTAGTTGTTCCCAATGAAAAGTCTGAGGCAAACAAAGAATTCCTTGAAAAATTTCTTGAAACCAATTCTTGGTCAGGAATTGTGATTTTAGAAAGATACGCCAAAATTACTATGCATAATGGGTATGAGGAAGAATTGCCTTATAATTTAAATCCAGAAGAGTTTCAAAGAAAAGTTATTTCTCTTCACGAAAGAGAGGGAGGATAAAGAAAAAGCACGAACGCTACCCTGTGTAGCGCCGCGCCCTCTTTAAATGGTGTTTTCTGAGTACAAGAAATACCATAAACAGAAAATTTAACATAGAGATATTTTTATGGCTTGGATAAAAGTAAATTTCGTATAGACTAGGTGTGAAAGAAGTAGGCGCTATGAACAGTAGCGCCCACTATGGGAAAACGATGACTAATTCAATCTACCAGATTCTAAAAAAATTTAGCCAGAAGATTATTCATCGTTATGATCCATTATTTTAGTGAATGTGTGATCGTAAAAAATAGTGACGGATATTTTACGCATAAAATACGTCTAAAAGACGAAGGATGTATGGAAAAAGAACACGAAGAATGCTTTTTCAGACGAGGGCGGTACATAATTGATGGAAAAAATGTGACAAATTCTAACATGATGGATAGAAGAGTGCTATTAGATATCTCGAATAGGATATTGGATGTGGCGGAAGAATACGACAATCCCGTTTGCTTTCATATGGCTTTAGTCAACATCTTAACCTTCGATATATACGAAAACCTTCCCATTAGCAAAAGAAAGGCCTTCCTTGACGATTTTTTTAAGGCCATGGAAAGTTCTTTATGCAAATTAGATGAAGATTTTGAGAATTCATTGAAAAATGAGTGAAATTTGATGTTCATAGATTTTGTAAAATGCGTACGGATTTTCCACAATAGTTCACACATAAGTGTACGATAGTTTCGTACGGTTGAAAAGGAACAGAACATATATTATCAGACCTAAAATTTATTGCTACTAGAATGAATTTAAAATCAAGGTGAATAATGGCAAAAAAAAGTAAGAGAAAGGAATTTTTTGAGAATATATTGATGAATCCTAAAATTTAAAGGAATAAATATGGAAAATTTGACGTGTGATGAATCTATAAACATAGAACGGAATGCACCAAGCGAAATAGTTTTCTCGGCAGAGCCAGGGAAATGGGTTATGAAAATTGTCAAAGGAAAAGGTATCCTATTTAACGTAGAACAATATCCCGACGCTAAACCCAATGACTTCGCACAAGCAGTCATTGAAATACTTGAGAAACATTTCACAGTTAAGTTTGAAAGAAAAGAACCACCATATGACAGAGAAAATAAATAGTAATTTATCAAAAAATTATGAAGCAACCTAAGTACACCATTCTTGAGTGGATCAAACTCAAGCTATTTTCTATGCTGATGAAAGTAGATCCCCCGAATGTCACCATAAAGAGAGAGTACTTTTATGGAAGAAATTCACTAGTAACATATGTTGTTTGCGACGATTGCCTTAGGAAATGCGAAGAGTGCAACTATGACTTTTCAGAAAGGAAATGGAAATGCCATCTTTGCTTCAAATAGACTTGATTTGAATGTCACATTGACCTATACTATACGCACATAATTCGCCAAATTGGCGTAATTTTAACACAGTGTATGCATAAAAAAAGCATAGGTATGACACATGATTATAGTATTTGGGGGAATTAAAGGCGGAAGCGGGAAAACAACGTTAGCCACAAATTTAACCGTAATGAGATCTTCAGCTGGTAAGAAAGTCTTACTAGTTGATGCAGACGAGCAGAAGTCTTCTTGTGATTGGGCACAACAAAGAGAAGATTCCGAAACTCAGACAAAATTCACAACCATTGAACTTTCTGGGAAAGCAGTAAATAATCAGATTCAGAAAATGGTGAAAGATTATGACGATATTATAATAGATGTTGGTGGAAGGGATACTACTAGCCAACGATCAGCTCTCACGATAGCCGATATATTCGTAATTCCATTCAAGCCTAGATCTCTTGATATTTGGACTGTTGGACCTCTCAGAAATATGATAGCCGAAATAAAGAGTGTAAATTCTGATCTGAGATGCATAGCTGTAATAAACCAAGCAGATTCCAGAGGAGAAGATAATCAGTCAACAATGGAAGTGCTAAAAGAATTTGAAGACTTAGAGTGCGTTCCTTGTACGATAGGATATAGAAAAGCATTCGGCAACGCAGCTTCTGAGGGTCTTGGAGTTTCAGAATTAAAAACGAAAGATATGAAATCCATTACTGAAATGACATGTCTATATGACTACATTTATACACCTAAAGTATGTAGTTTATTATCATAAAAGACGAGAAGGAGACGCATAAATGACGATAAAACAACTTAAACCAAGAGAAATTGATCGAATTATTGAAAAAGGGGGAAATGTTAAATCTGATGTGGAATCTAATGAAGAATTCGTCAGATTTACTTTGCGCCTGCCCAAAAAGATGTCGAGGGAAATTGATGAATTTATGGAAAATACTGTCGGAATTTCAAAGACAGGTTGGATTTTGCAGACGATACAACAAAAATTAAAAGGAGAATAAACATGGAATGGACACAATTTGCAATATTTTTTATTGGAGTTTTTGGACTGTTCATATGGAATAGAACAGAATCAAGAGCTGATATAAGGCATATGGATAACAAATTAGAGTCTACAAGAGAACTTGTAAGGGCGATTCACGATGAAATGAAAGATTTTCATAATAGATTATGCAAAATAGAAGAGAATCGGAAATGATGATAATTGATTAAATATTTCACTATACAAATGAGGTTATTATATATTGGAAAAATGTAGTATAGGGATTTTATGAGTAGAGGACAATTTCTCTTTGGTGTTTTCCTGAACATTTTGATTTGGATTTGGATTTGGATATATTATGAATTTGTTGAAGATATGGGATAAATATGGATTGGATTGATGTTAGAAATGAAAGACCTTGTGTAGGTGAAAAATATAAATATATGTTCTTAGACGAAGAAGAGAACATTTTTCTTGGGTATGTGAAAAGAATAAACATGAGAAATAGGGTTTTGTGTATGGACACTGAAAAAAAAACCAATAAAGTCGCTAAAAAATGGATTTTAGTAGAAGAAGCACGAGAAGAAGAAAAAGTTTAAAAAGAAGTTTTTACTCTTAATAGGATTAAAATGTGTTCGGAATGTGAAGTGAAAAAAGAAGTTTGGCCACCTAAGATTATATAGAAAGAAAAAGTCGTAACAAATTCATGTCATGTAAATTTTGACTTATATTTGTGTCAAAAAAAGTCTATGTGTATATTGTCAATCATGGAAGAAAATACAACCACAGAAGAAACTGTAGATCTAGGTGGAAGACCTAAAGCAAATATAGATTGGAAAAAAATCGAGGAACTTTTAATAGCAGGTTGTTCCGCTCCTGAAATAGCTGGTTATTTTGGATGTAGTGATAGAACATTATATGCTAGATGCGAAACTGATCTTGGAATAAAGTATTCTGAGTTTTCTCAAGAAAAAAGATCAAAAGGTGAGGCTTTAATACGAGCACACCAATATGCTAAAGCACTTGGTTTAACTGATAAAGGAGATAATACTCTTTTAATTTGGCTTGGGAAAAATAGATTAAAACAGTCCGAATCACCAGTCGATACTGCTATAGCTGAAAAAACGCTCGAAAATTATGAAGCTGTAATGAATCAGTTATCCTCTTTGAGAGAGCCTTTGAGTATAGATGAAAGCAATAACAAAGCAGACAAAAAGTCGTAGTGTGTTATTGGGTTTATCATAGCTTGAGGAGGTAGTCCTTCATAGGAAGTTATCATTTCATCAAGCATTTTCAATAAATCATGTTTGGTTGGTTTTGAGCTGATATTTTTCTCAACTTTTATGGCGATTTCATTTCCCTTTTCATCGACTCTTAGAAAATTATCCCAGTCCGTCGCCCCACATCTGAAAGCATTGCCCCCATCTACGTAGATCTCCCCACAAGAGCATCTAACATAATCTGTATCGTGGAAGCTTTCGATAATACTTTTGCATAATTTACATTTAGCTCTGTTTTTCATATTCCTCGACTATTTTTCTAAGTTCTTGTTTTTTCATTTCTTTGTATTCTTCAATGATCTGTCTATTGGTTTTTTTACTGACTTTCAAGCCTTCATTTTTTAGGAATCGGAATATAGTTGCAGGATTGACACCGAAATATTCCGCTATTTCTAGAGCAGCCATTCCATTTTCAACTAGTTTTAAAATAAATATTCTTTCTTTAAATGTAAGATTTCTACGCATTTTCTCTCTTTTTTTGCTTCGAATATAATAAATTTATTGTATATATTGCAAGATATGCAGAAACCATTATCAAATAAGCAAATAGAATTTATTGTTCATTCAACAAGACACTGGAATTTAGCCCATGGGAGCGTTAGAAGCGGGAAAACAGTTGGAACGCTCTTTCGATTTATGGAAGCCGTAAATTCTTGTCCTGATAGCCAAATATTCATGGTCGGCCATAGCTCAGACACCATATACCAAAACGCAGTTAGACTACTACTTGAGAGCGAACAACTGGCCATATTCAGGCCGTTTTGTTCATGGTTTTCTGGAAAGAGGCAACTCAAATTCCGAGATAAAACTATACAGACATTAGGAGCAAAGGACGAGGGGGCCATTGGTCAGTTTCAAGGAAAAACTATGTCCTTAGTCTATTGCGATGAAATGACTTTGTATCCAGAATCAATAATAGATATGATAGACACTCGTTTAAGCAATCCTCACTCTATGGGATTTGCTTCTATGAACCCTAGTCATCCTGGACATAAAATAAAAAAATGGATAGATAAAGCTGAAGAAGGAGATAAAAATTATTATGCGCTTCATTTTTCTTTGGACGACAATCCTTACGTTGATAATAGCTACAAGCAACGTATTAGAGACAGTTTATCAGGACTGTTCTACAAAAGGAATTATTTGGGCTTATGGTGCCTCGCTGAGGGAGCCATATTTGATTTTTTTGATAGAAAAATTTATGTAGTGAAAAGGCCTCCCCGTGCTGCTGAGTACTGGGTAGCTGGCATCGATTACGGCACATCCAATAACTTTGCGTGTGTTCTAATGGGAGTGAATACAGGGATAACAACGCAAACAGGTGTATGTAGATGGTTTGAAAAAGAATATGTTTGGAATTCAAAGGAGAAAGGCAGGCAAAAAACCAATAGCGAATATGCTGATGACGTACAGGAGTTCTTAGAGCCTTATGGTTTAAAGGGAGTTTATGTCGATCCTAGTGCTGCATCCTTCAAAGTTGAGCTACAAAGACGTGGAATACACGTCATTGATGCGGATAATGATGTACTTAGTGGCATAACCTTTTTTACATCTGAGATGCGAAAAGGCAATATCTTCATATGCGAAGACTGTCCCACTATGATTAAAGAATTAGAATCTTATTCCTGGGATCCAAAAGCGAGCGAAAAAGGAGAGGATAGGCCATTAAAGAGGGACGATCACTGCATAGATGCAGCAAGATATTGTGTTTATACCCATAAAATTGCTAAATATGATCCTTATAAGCAGCAGCAAATGTCACAGGATTTTCAGCGGAATAGGTTCGAACCCACAAGGAGATTTTAGGGTATTGCAATAATAAAATATTTAATGCTAAGGTATCAATTATTAAATCAGAGGTTTTTACGTCTTTCTATTCACCCCCATTTAACAATAATTTAGAGCCATCAGAAATGAACATCCGTTCATGGATGGATAATCTCTATTCTAGGTTCCAACCCATTGAACAAGCAAGGTGGAATCAAGCGAATATCGATACGCTTTTCTATGCCGGTTCACAAAGCTTTGTTAATAGATACTTCAACTTCTCTCCTGGAATGAATTACCAACAGTACTATTTCAATCTAGTCCAGCAGCCAGTGAATATGGTGACTGGATACCAAAGACAGCACAGAAAATCGATAATTTACCAAGACATAGACGGAGCAGATCCCCATACGATCGACCAGTACACGAAGCTCATAATGAATGTATGCCAAAAAGAGGGGATTCACGAGCAGTTTTCAAAGAGTTGCGAGCTAGCTAGCGTTGCAGGAATGAATTTAATGCAGCCATATCTAGACTTCACAGGAGATGATCCTGCTCAAGGCCAGCTTAAATTGAAGGTTTGGGAATACAATAGCTTTCTAGTAGACCCATTCTTCAGACAGCCTGATATGTCAGATGCACAATTTGTTTGGTGTCAGGAATATATCAGCAAACAAGAGGCTGAAACACGTTTCCCAGATAAGATACAAAATGTTCGTCCGATGTCTGGAACTCCTCAACGATATGGTAATTTCTATTTCCTTCCTGAAAACTATAATATGTCTAGAAATGACCTAATGGTTCTTTCTTACATATGGTACAAATGGAAAAAGAAGAAAAAGCGCCTTTATTCTCGTAAGAGAAACCAATTCTTCGATTATGCGGGTGGCGATGACCAATTAGAGAAAATTCTTTATAGCATAGATGACATGGAAGAAGTGACTGTAGATGCTCCATGTTGGAAAGTTGCAGTAGTTCTTAATGATCAACTGATGTTTCAAGGCGATAATCCTCTTTGGGATGGTCCTGAATGTCCATTTATTCCTTCCTTTTGGAATTATGATCCTCATATAAATCAATACGAGCTGCGTTCCAGAAGCCTAATTTATACGATGAGATCACCTCAGTTCTTATTCAACTACAAAGTGATCCAAAACAATGATATCGCCGCTGCGACGATCAATGCTGGATGGAAGAGAAAGATTGGAGCCGTTGCTAATGAAGATAATCTCAAAAAAGCAGGCCAAGGCTGGGATGTGATTATCAATGAAGGGTATGAGCTAGGAGATGTCGAAAAGATCATTCCTAGTGCTGTTCCGGAATCTGATTTAGCTTTAGCACAACAAATGGCTGATCTTATCTTTAAAACATCCGGGATTGATATTGAAAACTGGTCTGGACAGCAAGACAAGCAAATTTCTTCTTTAACATTAATGATGAAGCAAGCTGCCAATCTTCTCCCATTCCAAAAGTATTTTGATCAATGGGATACATCTTTGAAATTACTTGGGGAAAGGCTTTTGCAAATCGCTATCAATAACTGGAATGCTGAAAAAGTTTCCTTATTAATTGGAGAAGATCCTAGTCCCCATTTTTACTCTAAAATATTTGCTAAGTATAAAACTGTAGTTGAGGAAGGGGAATTGACGCCTACTCAGCAAAATTTACAAGCTCAAAATATGCTGGATATCAACGCAGCCTTTGGAAGAGAAGTATTTCCTCCTTCTATGATCATTCCAAAGCTAAATATCACCGGAAAAGGCCAAATCGTTCCATTCCTACAACAACAAGAAGAACAAGCTCAAGCTGTACAGCAAGAACAAGTAGGAATTCAGCATGCATTTGAAGAGGCTAAACTAAAAGAATTAATGTCTAAAGCCACAGCTAATATTGCTATGGCT